GTTATCCATTTTCCCTTTTCTGTGTTCGATAACTTGTTGTTGGAGTTCTTCTGGGAGTCTGTCGAAGAAGTTGTTGAGGTTGGCTTTTTCGGCATAGGGATGTTTCCTCATAAGATCGTTAGGATCAAGTGGGTCGCCATCATGACTGAAAATAAAGTTGTGAGCGCCAGAATATTGCGCAGGGATATAGTACATGCGTGATAAGTCTTTAGTTTGAGCGTCACCGAGTTCTCCGAGTTCGGTGTTAAGAGAATGCCAGAAATGTCTGATTTCCTCACTTCCAACTCGTCTTCGCAAAGGGAACACCATTCTGAACTTAGGTGTATCCAATGTACTGCTAGCAGTGCTATAACAAACGAACCTGTAACTAGAAAACCGATTAGATAAATCATCTTGTAAATCTCCTGTAGGAGTATACTCATCAACATCTACGCAACACCAGCCTGCCCAATCGATAACATTTGCGTTTGCTCGAGTGGTACCAGGCTGGTAAGTTGCTGGAGATATGAGTACGGCATCTTTCTTTGATGCTTTATTAATTTGAGATAGTTTATAGAGGAACTTCTCGAAAGCATCAAAGCTATCAAGCTCAAGGCCTTTATCAGTCTTGTTATCAAATATTGAATTAAAGACTGTGAGTGAGATATCCATAGTTTCCACGGTGCTCTGGACCTTTCCAACCTTCAGGTTTGATGAGGTCTGGTAACCCGAGCGGGTTAGGACGTGACTCTTTGATTCCTGGCTCTTTAGACATGTTTGCATTATGTACCTCATCCCATGCTTTATACGCATCAATTCCAAATGCGTCAAGAGTACCAATTGCGACAACGCATAGATCAATAAGACCGTCGACGATCTCTTCAGGATTTTTATCCATGATTACAGCTGCTCGAGTTTCGTCGAGTTCTTCTTGCAAAAATCTTAGACGAAATTCGAGGAACTCTTGTAGCTTTTCTTTGTCGCCAGCTACGAGCTGTTCTGATACCCATTTGTGCACACCAAATTTGCGGTGCATATCATTAATATCTTGTACCCAATTTTCTGACATTTATATCTCCATTTTGTATAATTATAACACATGTAACCGTAAAAGTAAACAACTTTATCCAAAGAAAGCTTCCAGTGTTGCTTGCTCTTCTGCATTCCAACCGACCGCATTGAGAATCAATTGAAGTGGATCAAGGAATGTTTTCTCGAATTGTTTGTCATAATCAATATATTGATCTAATTTGAATTCTCGTGGTAGACCCACGACTGGAAAAGACACAACATTCTCTTTAAGATGGTTTGGCAATCTTAGATAGAGAAACTTAATCTTATCACCATTACCAATTGATTCGTACTTGTTTGAAAGTTTACTTTGCTTTAGAATATTGTTATATAGTATGGCACCACGAACATGTATAGGAGTGCCTTTCTTATACACTAGTTTCTTATCTTGCCATTCTGTAAGATTTGTAACACCGCGAGGAAATGCAACTTCTTCTGCGGGAAGCTGTTTAAATTCTTGTTTGAATTTTAAGATATATTGCTGTACGTCGGCTTCTGTGCCAGAGATAATGACTTTGAATATCTCTTTGAACTTCTCACGGCATACCGTAGGTGTAGAAGATTTGATAGCTTCAATACCCATAATCTTAAGTTTTGGTTCTTCGTACTGTACACCCTCAGAGTTATGTACATTGAGAATATATCTTTTCTTTGCAGTCCATATACCACGATCAGCAATTACCTCACGTTCCATGACCATTCGATTCTCAAAGCAATTCATATCTTTGAAGAGTTTTTCCATGGCATTGTCAAGGATTTTCTGAAAATGTTTTTGACACGACTCATCAAGAAATTTTACAGGTTCTTTTGGTTGAAACTTCTGTACAAATTTAGAGAAGTTAACATAGATTGAATCTGTATCGATTGCAATCACATAATCGCTTTCTGTTCCGAGTAGCTTATTCATCTCATCGTTCACTGCTTTTTCGCATGTCTTAATCACGTGCTGACCAGTAAGAGTAATACCTTCTGCAACTCGCAGATCAAAATAGCGAAACCATTTATTACCCATAGCACCGAACAAAGAGTTCATCAAGATCTTAATAGCCATTTGTTTATTATTGAGTGAAGCAATTTGCTTTTCGATCTCAGTGCTTGTACCTTCTCTTTGTTGTTTCTTTTGCCATTCAATCATTTCTTTCTTAGCAGACTTACGATCATCGTAGTACTGCTTGACAAGCATAGGGAATACACCTTCACGATTATTATTGAATGATACTCCAGTTTTTGCAGAACGAGAAAGATTATCACCATTCATTACAATAGTTTCAGGAGACATATTCCATTGTGCAATAATGTTAGGATACAAAGAATTCAAATCAAAGGAAACTACCCAGTCGTGTGCACCAACCTGTGGCTCTTTTACATAACCACCTTCGAACTTAGTAAATGCACCTTCGCGTTCACGACGATCAGGCGGACCAGGAATTACAACTTTTCTTTTTGACAGTTCGCGATACACAATAGAATCCCATATCGCTGTAGTGCCAAATGTATCACCATAATTTACACCAGCTTTGTAAGCCATTGTAAAGACAAGATTCAAAAGATCAAGTTTAGTGTCGAGTTTTTCTACGAGTTCGACATCTTTAATATTATAGTCGATGTACAATTGATAGTCTTCATTATAAAGATTACGTAAGCTGCCATGTTCTTCGTATGACATCTTCGATTCACCAAGCACAACATGTGAGATATGATTGAGTGAATAAGATTCTTGAGGACCGTAACTATAACCAAACTTTTGAAAGAGATCCATATAATCAAGCTGTGATATACCTGCAATTTGATAGGTATTCATAGTCTTCATTTTGAATGCAACAGACTTTTGACGAATGGCCCAGTCTCTGAATTGTTTATGCCATGGTGAAAGCATACGAGCAATATGTTCACCAAACAGAATCTTCATACGATTTACAAGATATGGAATATCAAAGCCGCGTACATTCCAACCTGTGATGACTTCAGGATAGACTGATGTCCAATATCCCATGAATGATTCAAGCAAGGCGTATTCATCTTCACAGCGAATGTATCGAATATTGAGATGAGTATGTGGTGATTTTTCTTTATCATACTCACCACAACCCCATACGCGATACACACCTTCTTTCGAAGACTTAAGAGCAATAGCAGTTACTGGCCATTGAGCATCGTCAGGTTCAGGGAAACCATCTTCTGAATGAACTTCGATATCCATGAAGACAGTATTGACAAGTGATGAATTGAATTCTACTTCTTTGGGAAATTTTTTCTGAATGAATTGCCAGATAATTCTGTCTTGACCATACCACTTAAAGCTATCAACATTCTCATACTTCTTAATGAAGTCTTTCATTTCACTATAGTTGTGAAAATACACAGGCTCTACGTAATTGCCATCAAGAGCCTGCCAATCCGTCTTACCTTTTGCTGGTACATAGAGGACTGGTCGATAGTCGTTACCTCTATCGAGACCAAGTTTATATTCTAAAGTCTGCGGAACACCTTGGTGATTATATCCGCGATAAAGTATTTTGTTGCCGTGACGATCGACATTGGTATAAAAAGACATACAACCTCCAATAACATGATATATTATACACTAGTTTCAATGGATTGTACACTCTTTTTTATGCAATAGCTCTCATTCTTTCTACGAGTCGATCTGCACGATTAGTAACTTGACGATACCAACGAGAATCTACCATTTCATCTGCTGCAGCATTCCAATCACGAGCATCAACTCCACGCTTCATTCCTTTAAATGCAGAGAGTCGAGGGTACCCAAGATTGAAGCACATATTTGCGATAATGAGCTGGGCTTCCTCTGGCAATTCGTAAAAATCGGGATAGAGTTTTTCGCAGTCTTCAATTGTGATTTGTATATCCTGTTCGAACGCTGAAGCCACTCTATCTTCAGAGACTGGAGTGCCAACGTCCTCTCCATACTCTGGATCCTCATCTCTGACCAGATGACCGATGCCAAAAGTAGGGAGACCAAGGTGATCCAAATATATTTCATACTTTATTCCTTCATCTAACTCTAAGTCCGCTCTTAATTTTCCTAAGTCCATACTTCTTTTCCTCCAATGGCACCTACATGAGTTTTTTCCATATAACAATTTGTTTTTGGGTTTGTTCTGCCCATGTCTTGTGCCCAAGTTAGTTCTTGTATAATTCTATTATACCACTGCTTATCATATTCATCACTTGCTTTATTCATATCGTCCATTAATTGTTTGATACGCATATCAATATATTTTTCTTGTTTATTTTTTATAGGCATTCTTTTAAATGCGTTCGGTCCCATTATGTGTTCTCCTTTGTAAATGAATCAGGTAAATCTCTAATTGGTAAATCACAGTCACAACCGTAACAAACATCATTATGACATTCATTGCATTCTGTAGTAAGACAGTGGCAGCGATGTCCACATTTTTTACAGTATCTTGGTTCTCCTATCATACTACCTCCGTAAAAAAGGAGCAAGTAAACCTCGCTCCTTTCTATTTATATTACGATAGTTGATCGTTCTCTTCTTCAGTATATGGCCACATTAGTATCTTGTCCCGTATCCATTAATCTCTGCATTCAAGCGACGCTCGAGTTCTGCAAGAGTATATTGTGATTCACGATATTTAAGTAAAGGTGCGTCCTTTGCCATATCGATCTTTAACATTTTTTTGAGTGCTGCAATCACTTGTAGTACTCCTTTAATGTCTTATCATTAAGGATAGCAAGAATACCTGCATAATCCTCATGTGGATATTCGTGACGTAGATGATGTGCGAGACGTTGATTCACTTCTATTTGTCTAGAAACTTGAATCGCTCTACCAACTGCGTTTAGGTGACCAATGATCCATGATGCGAATGCAGCAATGAATCCGTTACGTACGAGAGAATAGCCTCTTAGTGCTAGTGCTGTCATCAGTTTTCCCCTTATGACTATTAATTGAGATCATTTGGGGACGCTTCTCTTCAGGAAGGACTACCTCCAATCCAACGGACAGTATGCCATCCTTCAGTTCTGCTCCAGTTACTTCCGTATATTCGGACAGTCTGAATGACTTCTTAAACTTTCGAGCTGAAATACCTTTATGTACATACTTATCTTGTTCACGACGTTTGTCGCGATTACCGTCAATAGTAAGAATATGGTCTTTCAATTCGATTGAAATGTCACCTTCTCCAAACCCTGCTACAGCAAGCTCAATGACATATTGCATGTCATCTTCCTTCACCACATTATGTGGCGGATAGGAATCATTTGCCGCTTTACTGATATTATCAAGTTCGTTGAAGATGTGATCGAAACCCAAGAATACATTTCTTGGGAACGCATAAGTTCCAGTCATGTTTACCTCCTATGACTAGCAAGGTTTTAATGAGATCCGACTATCGGCATCTCTAATCTATATATATTCGTTCACTTATTTCCAATATTATATTTCGGACAAAGCTCCCAATCATTCTTTTCTTTGAAAGGAATAATCTTAATCTGTCTCATAGGCGCGAGAGGTTCTACTCTTTTGCCACTGTCAATACCAATTAAACCCCAATCACTCATAAGTTGAGCGATAGTATTTCTGCGCGCAATATCATTTTCTTCTAAGTTTGATTTCTTTCCATCAAGTAGAAAGAGCTCTTTAAAGTGCACAATAAAATACCTGCCTTGTTTATGCAATATATGACAAGACTGAAATAACTTTTTATCTTTACGAGATGCTACGCCAATACGTGTGAGAGTTTCTCTTACTTTAAGGAAATCGTCAGGTTCGTTCAACGTTATTTCCAGCATTGACGCTGGTGTCCATTCGACAATATTATTTTCTTCCACCTTTATAAACCTTCTTCTTTAAATCATTAATCTGTTCAGATGTGAGAAGGGTTAAGACTTGGCGGGCTTTTTCATTACTATAGCCATAATATTCCTTAACTACTTCCACGTCACTCAGAGTATCAGGTTTTAACCATTTGGAAAACCTTTTACGCTTTCTGATTATATTTATAAGAAAATCAAATTGTAAACGATTATCAAGATGGTGGTGACGGTTCATCTCATTTGCAAAGAGAACCGTATCTTTAAAATATGAAAGACCACGATTAACCATAAAAGAGTTATAGCTTTTTTCGGCAATGTCATCTACCATAATATTTTGTTTAGTATCATTTATGGCGTTCAGATATTGGAATGGATTTGTCATCGTATTTACTCCATGGTCTTTGTACATAACGAAGGAAGATATAAAGAGGTATGCATATTAGTACCATACCATCAAAGGATAGAAAAAAGCTAGAAATAACAGCAACTTGAAATGTAAGTATAAGACTTGTCTTGTCAGTCCTATCTAAAGCTCTCCACGCCGCCAACATAGTTATCCCACTCCAATTGTTCTTCAAGCATTTCTTTTGTAAACTCTAAGGTATCTACTTTATTGAGGTGTGTATCATTCCAATAAAGTTGTGGTACCGTTCTGTGATTTTTAAGACGAAGGAATGCAAGAGCCTGAGCGTTATCTTTTATGTTTACAACCTCAAAGTTATAACCCCATTCTTTTAACTTCATCTTCATAATATCACAATAGTCACATCCAGGTTGTGTGTATAATTTGAGTTTAATTGAATTGGACATTTGCCATAATCTCCGTAAGACATGCAACCACATTTAATTCGTGATCAGCAACAAAGGCATTCTTATATTGATAGTCAGCGAGTATAAGAACTAATTGCGGAATTGATTGTGGAGTAACTTTATCATTCATACGATCATACAGACCACGGAAGATTGCGGCTGCATCTGTATCTATATTATTTACAACCCAAGCACGCATCTTTTTGAAATCTTTTTCCTTTAGAAAAAGAAAGAGATCATCAAAGGCTCCACCACTAGAAGAACAAATGCTGCTGTCAATATTCCCCAGAACAGAATAGCGTTGTAGTTCATTAAGTACTCTCCTCCAATCAGGTGCGTATTTAACAATCAGATCAGCAACTGCTTTCTTTTCAAACTGTACGCTTTCAGCTTCAAGTATTGCAGTTACACGTTGCATGAAATGGCCCATTAAATCGGCCATATCTTTTTTAGACGTATTGAATTCGTATACACCACAACGAGAATGAAGTGGTTCGATAATACGATTCTTAAAATTACATGTAAGAATAAATCGACAGTTGTTTGCAAACTCTTCGATAAAACCACGAAGTGCAGGTTGTGTCGATTGTGGATTCAAATAATCTGCTTCGTCAAGGATTACGACTTTGTATCCACCTTGAAGTGAAACTGTAGAAGCAAATTGTTTGATCTTAGTTCGAAGGGTATCGATATTACCTTCTTCGGAACCATTAATAATAATATAGTCGAGAGCTAGTTCATTACACATAGCTTTTGCGACCGTAGTTTTACCAAGACCGGCAGTACCGGTGAAAAGCATGTTAGGCAATTCACCGGTATCCACGATCTTTTGGAATGTTTGTTTGAGAGTATCTGGTAAGATAGTCTCGGCAACAGTTTTTGGGCGATACTTTTCTACCCATAAGAAATCATTAGACATATTTACACCTCATAATATATTATATCAAAGTTCACAAACGGTGTAAACAGTTTATTCTTCTTCCATTGCCTTTTCTTGTTGGATGTTTTCAACAACTTGGATAACTTGTACTGCGTCATCACGCAATTTACCAAGAGTTGACATCTCTTCACCTTTCACCGCGCCACGTTGAGACATGGCATCGATAACTGCGACTGTAGAGCGTGACACCTGGTTTGACAGGGTCAACAAGTGATCATACTGATCTGGTTCTTTATCATTCATCTTTTAAACTCCGTACGAAGATGTTTTTTCAAGTGCAATCCAATATTGAACATTTAGTTCTTTGTGTTTAAAGGTAGAGATTCTCTTGCTTGAGATATGTACGTCATAATCACCAGTGATGATTTTGAGATTTGAGATATTCAATACAAAATTAAACTCTACTCCTTCAGGATACTCACCATCAATATCGATCGAAAAAGCATTTGATGTTGAGTTCTGGCTATCTACAACAGAAAGACTAATTACACCGTCTTTGCCAGTGATTGACACTTCATCATGACCAAGAGCGGATGCTGCTCTCTTAATCTTATTCAGTGTATCATTAGTCAGTGTAAACTTCACCTCGCTTTCAGGCATGATGATGTCTTTCTGAGGAGTTGTCAAGGTTTCTTCTGGTGAGAAGAAGTACTTGACTTTTGAACGACCGGTAGAATCACCGACCGTTACATACTCTTCGGCAAACTTAAGCCGAGGAACATCTACAAGACTAAGTACACCAATGAACTCGGAGAGGTCATAGATACCAAAGTCTTGTGGAAATTCTTGTTCTACAACCGCAGTAGCCACGACGTTGCGCGCCTCTGAAATTGTCTTAATAGTATTACCTTGTTTGATCAAAACATTTGGGTTAATGCCTGAAAAGTTTTTCAGAACATTCAAAGTATTTTCATTGAGTTCCATATTATATTCTCCAAAAGATATGTATATTATAACACAAGTTCATTGGCTTGTACACTGTTTTTCATCTTACTAAAGTTCTTTTCTTTCACAAACTCTATCTTGTGATTGAACTTACCATCGAGTATCTCGCCTTTATGCGAGATAACGAATACGTTTGTATCTTCACCAAGAGTGTACAGAATTTTTAGTAGATTTTCTACACCATCGTGATCAAGACTTGAATCAAATGTCTCGTCAAGTAAAAGAAGATTAGTTGACACAGAGTTCTTCATCTTTGCTATTTGTCGCCAAGTAAACAGAAGAGCCAAATCAATTCTTTGTTTCTCACCTTCACTAAATGAGTCATAGGTAAATTCATCTCTATGTCTTGAACGAATGACTTCTTGAAAAGATTCATCAAGATGAAAGTGCACAAAGAAATCCAGTACTTGTAAATACTGATTGACAAGTTTATTCATAACAGGAAGATACTGTTTGATAATCTTTGTCTTGATTCCAGTGTCTTTCAACATTTCTACAATAACAACATTGTAATTAAACTCTTCAGAAATTCTCATCTTACTTTCAAGTTGATCACTTCTGTTATCTTCAAATTTAGCTAGATCAGCGCGAGCTTCAGTAAGGTCCGCGCCGATCTCTTTTTCTATATGCGACCGGTAATCAGATATGGTTGCTTGCAGTTTCGAAATCTCTTTCGAGTTGGCAGTGAGTTTATGTACCCGATCTCGAAGCGTTGAAAGTAGGCTAGTTTGTTCACTAATCTCCGATTCCACTCCTTGGCCTTCAGTTCCGATTTCTTTAATCTCTGCCTTCCACCGATCCCTATCTGTTTGTGTCGATAGTAAAATCTCATGTTTATGGCCGTCTGAAATGGTTTGGTCGCACACGGGACACGATTCATTCTCTTCGAAAAAGGTGATCCGCTTCTCGAGGTCGCGGATAGTCGATTGCCTATCTTGACCTCTGAGGAGTAAACTCTGTTTCCTATCCTGTAACAGTCCCAACCTTTGTTCGGCTTCTGATACAGATTCATCGAGTCCGAGACTAAGCTCACTATTCTCAGTCTGTAATTCATCGATGACACTCTGCGATGCTTGTATCCTAGATTCATAGTCCTTTCGATTCTCTTCAGTTAGTGCTGCGATATCGCGAATATACTTCTTTTGAGATTCAATTTTAGTTTTCACGATATCTATGTTATAGTCTATCTGTTTGAGATTATCTTTTAACTGTGCATTTCGTTCTTTCAGAATTATGTTCATCTTTGAAAATACGTTAATGTCAAGAAGATCTTCAATCACTTCTCGGCGGATCCCACCAGGTAATTGCATAAAAGGAATAAATGAGGAGCTACCTAATACAACTACCTGGTGGAAAGATTTATGGTTTAACTTCAATATATTCTGTTCAAGTATCTTTTGATATTCTTTTGAATGTGATGATTGATTAATCATATCACCGTTCTTCCAGATCTCAAATACATTTGGCTTG